ATTAGAGCTTATGACTATTTATAATATGGGCATAAACTCTTATTCAATCGCTAAAAGATTTGAGATGAATGAAGATAAAAGTCTTATACAAGTTCCTTTGTTTGAAAGATATATTATAGGTAGAAAATTTGTAGTTAAATATAATGATGAAAAACAAAGATACGAATTAAAAAGTACCTTTTGTGAATTTTAAGGAGAAAAGATGAAATATCCTAATGTTTATGTGAAATTAGTTGGCGAAGATGGCAATGCTTTTAGTATTCTAGCAAGAGTAAGCAAGGCTTTAAAAAAAGCAGGTGTAAGCAAAGAAGAAATAAGTAAATTTCAAAAAGAAGCCATGAGTAGTGATTATAATCATTTATTAAATGTGGTGCAAGATTGGGTTAATACAAATTGATTTCAAAAAGATGTCAAACAACAGCACACATTCAGCCAAGCGAAGCTAATCTTGTCTTATCAAAACAAAAGGAGATAAGATGAGTAAAGTAATAGTAGATATCAAAAAAGGTTTTAGCAAGACTTTTATAAACGCAATTTGCAACCATAACAATGAACTTGTTTTAGAATATCTTAAAAATGGTATGAGTGCAACTAAAGAATGCATGGGCGAAGAACCTATGTTTTATGCAATAACTCATAATAATTTTGGAGCGATTTTACTTTTATTAAAATACGGTGCTATTTTAGATAAAGAGTATCTAGAAGAAAGCAATAAAGATTTTAGCAAAGAAGCTCTAAAGTTTTTAAGCTCTTTACTAAAATAAAAGAGAGTATTTTTACTCTCTTAGCTTTTAAAAATTCATAATCAAAAGCTCTTTACTTTCTTTTCTTTTTAAAACATTATTATTTAAAGAATACCTTACTTTTAATTCCTTAATATTAAAATCTTTATAAAGCTCTCTTATAAGCTCACAATCATTATAAGAAAGCATAAATTTACCCTTGATATTTTTAAGCAAATTACATAAAAGTTCATGTTCTTTTAGCCCAAAACCTCCTGTGTTTTTATAATAATTCTCAGTTCCTACATAAGGTGGATCTAAATAAAATAAAGCTTCATTGTAATCATATTCTTTTAAAATATATTCAAAGCTTTTATTTTCAATACTGGCATTTTTAAGTCTTTTTGTATGTAAGCTAAAATCCCTACATAATCTCTTTGGTGCTCTTTGTTTACTCATAGCAAATTGTCCCATACTTGATCCAAAAGAAGTACTGATAAGATAAAAATAAAAAGCAGCCCTTTCTAAGTCATTTCTTGGCTTAATTTCTTTATTTTTAAGCATATGAAAGATTTTTCTACTTATTATCATAGAATTAAGCACATTTACTAGACTTTGGGGTTTATTTCTTATACAAAGATGTAAATTAATAAGCTCGTCGTTAATGTCGTTAATGACTTCTATTTTTGAAGCGCTTTTTTGATAAAAAACACTTAAAGCTCCTCCAAAGACTTCAATATAGCTTTTATGCTCAGGCATTAAAGCAATGATTTCTTTAGCTAAATAGTTTTTACCACCCACCCAAGCAAATGGAGCTTTTAGTGTAGTTCTTGTAGGTTTAGTAAGTGTGCTAGTTTTTAGAAATTTGTCTGTATTATTTTTCATACAAACTCCTTTCAAAATAAAATTTAAAAAGCTAGTCTTTAAAAATAAAGCTATAATGCTTTTGCTAGTTTTTAGAAAAAGGAAGGCTTTAGTCTTCCTTGCCATCACTTCTTAACAATTTTTACAATAAAATCCTTAGTATCTTTATAAATCACACTTCTTATACTTGGGTGCAAGACTTTGTTATTATCTATGGGTAAAAAAGCTCTTTGAGGAATTTTTCTTTTTCTGTTTCCCCATTGATGAACATAACCATATTTAAAGCCATTTTTAGTCTGTATATTATTAAAGACTTCTACTCCGCTTTTGGTAGGTTCACTTTGCCAATTTAAAGCATTACTTAAATCCCCATCTCTTTTTAAAATTCCTTTATTCTTACCATCTTTTATCTTTTGTTTTATGGTAGCTGGTTTTAAGCTTTGCCATTTTCCATTAAAAATACTGCGTTCGTTTTTAAAAGAGTCTATAATGCTATTTCTTATACTCTCTCCAGCACCCGCCATAATGCTTTGCCCGTGTTTATCCATATCTATTAATTTATCACAAGCTTTAAAAAAGTTTTCAAGCCCTTTTATTTCTATATATTCACTCATATTTTATCCATAAATTGTAGTGTTAATTTTGTTTTGTTCTTGCTTTCTTAAAGCGTCAAATACACTTTTTTGTATAGTATTTGCAAATTCTTGCATATTAAAATTGCCATCTTTAGTCGCTATGTTAAAAGTACCATTAACACTTATATTGATATTGCCATTATTAAAGCTTGGAGCATGATTTATACTTTTTGTCTCAGCTAATTCATCTTTATAAGTGTTTGTAGTAAAGACTTTTTCTTTGTTTTGTTCACTTTGGCTTATCTTAACTTCTTCATCATCTCCAAGCCCTACAAAATCAAGAGCATCTTTTATAAAGCCACTTATAGATGAGATCATATCTCCTACCCAAGAAAGCTTAGAAGCAAACCAATCAAATAAAGAACCAAAAATACTATAAAAGAAATCCCCAACACCTTGCCAAATAGAATTTAAAAACTCAGCTAATGGAGAAGCAACACTCATAATAATATCTTTAAAACTTGTAAATACAAGGGCACATTTATCAAATACTGCTTTAATGACATTGTATATAGGCTCCCAAACAGGTTTAAGCCATTCTATAAAAGATTTAAACCAAGACTTAACCTTATCCCAATTTGCAATAATAAGCCCAGCCACTATTGCAATGCCCCCTAAAATAAGACCAATGGGATTACTCATCATAGCCATGCTTAACACTCTAATACCAATAGCTACGGCTTTAAAAACTTTATTAAGCCCACCTAAAACAAAAGATAAGGCTTTAAGGGAGGTTGTGTAAATAGTAGTTGTGACGGTTTTTGCTTTTAAAGTAATATTAGATAATATACAAGAATTACGAAAAGCTAAAAGATGTATTCTTGTTTTAATCAAAGCACTTTTAAGTAAAATGGTGCAATCTTTAAGATAGTTTTTAGCAATAGCATAAGCTAAGACTGCAGGTTTGGCGAGCAAAAAAACTGTTGTAGCTGTAGCTACGATGGTACTAAGCACTGGAAATTTTGAAAGTAAGGTATCTACTATATCAATTATAAAGCTAAATCCTGAAGCGACTAATTTAACTACAGGGAGTAAAGCATCTGAAAATTTAATCGCCAAAGCACTTATATTATTTCCTAAAATTTTTAATATAGAAGCTGTAGTCTCACACTTATTAATAAGCTCTTTATCCATTGAACCTTTCTTCTCTTCTGAATTTGTCATCTTTAAAAGCTCTTGATAACGATCATAACCATTAACTAAAGTTGCCATAGCTCTAATCGTGCCACTATCATTGCCAAAAATATTAGTAATAACACCTATTTGAGACTCTTTATCAAGCGTTTTTATTCGTGAAAGTAAAATATTGATTGCTTCTTGCGAATTTCGATTTAAAGCTTTTTTCATAAACTCCCCGCTAAGACCTAATTGTGAAAAAGCTTCTTCTGCCTTAGCTCCTAAAGTATCAGCAGTTGAAAGTTTAGTAAACATGCTAGAAATAGCAGTCCCTGCAACTTCAGCTGGGATCTTTACTTCATCAAGCGTAGCAGCAAGAGCTGCCATGTTTTCTCTTTGAAGTCCTATAAGATTTCCCATTCCTCCAATTCTGCTCACAATATTTACTATATTTTTGGCATCACTTGAACCTTTATCAGCTAAATAGTTAATGCTATCACCTAAATCTTTAATGCCTTTAACATCGGTTTGAAGGTTTGCCATAAGACCGCCTATGGCTTCTCCTGCTTCATTGGCACTCATTTCAAAAGCAACACCCATAGCAGTAGCAGTTTTACCAAACTCCAAAGCTTCTTTAGAGGCAAGACCAAGTTTTCCACCCTCTGCCACTATATTTGCAATTTCTTCTGCTGTCATAGGAAGTTTTTTGGATAAATCTAAAATATCTTGTTTTAAGCCTTCTAGTGTATGACCTTCACTAAGATCTGTTACTTTTTTTACATCAGCCATAGCACTTTCAAAATCAATACCAACTTTTATACTTTTCCCTACAATACCGCCACTTATTATATTTCCTAGAGAAAAAAGTTCATCTTGCAAACCTTTTCTTTGAGCTTTTAATTCCGCTCTTAAATTGGCATTGAGTTTAAGAGTGTTTAATTCTTTTTGCAATCCACTAATGCCGAGTTTAGTTTTTGCTGCTATTTTTTCTAAATTGCTAAAATCTTTAACTACCTTGCCAACGGCACTTGCGTTTTTAATCGCTAGTCCTAAAATAACACCAATTCCAATACTTCCAGCATTTTCCATATTCAACCCTTTTTAAGCGATTGTATTTTAAAATCTTTACTATGAAAGTTTTAAAATTTATTAACGATGATATAATTTCACATATTGCCTTATTATTAACAACGCTCATACCTGCTTTTTACATAAGCTATCAAAGTGCAAGTGATGGTTTTTTTAATATAATGGCTATTTTTATTTTTTCTTATTTTGCAAGCATTATCATAACTGCTATTTTAGTGATGATTATGCCACCCATTGCTTTATTGCTTATTTTACCCACTTGGCTAATTGTAATAAGTTTAGATTTTATTCTTTTTGCTATTTTAAAAATTTATTTTTTGAAAAATAAAACAATCAAAAACTCTTAGCCTTTAAAAATTCTTTTGAAATTTCCAAAGCTTCTTCAAACTCATCTAAGCTTAAATCTAAAACTTCATTTAATCCCCAATGCAAAGTATGACTTATAAGAGCTATAGCCTCTAAGCTATAACTCCTGCTTCTACCAAAAAATCTTTAAGAGCGTCCTGTAAAGCTTTAAAATCTTTAAGATTCAAATCTTCAATTTCACTTTCTTGCTTATTGGTAAGTGCAGCTATCATACAAATAGTTTGCTCCATTTCTTTTTCACTTTTATTAGTGGCGTTTTTTAATACACGCACATTTGGCTCTCTCATTTTTAATTCTTCGCCATTTTCAAGTTTGATTATTTTTTCTTTCATTTTTCTTTCCTTTTTATCCTTCTTTATGGCGGAAGTAATTCCGCCTGAGAAGCAACTAAAGGCTTCCCCACCCATTGCTACGCAATGCCCAAAAAGCCAAACTTTAATCCTAAAATCCCAGTATTGTTAATTAAACTCCGATTAATCAGTGTTTAAAGGGTTAAATTGCTTCTTACATCACTCATCATATCCACCCCATTTATCATTAAAATAGTGTTTTTATGATCGTAGGTAATGATTGGAATGTTATTGCGGCGTTGCATGTAAAAATGAACTGCCATTTTAATTTCAGCTTCCACCTCTTTTCCACTTTCATGATCACTTTCACTTATGCTTATAAACTCTCCTAAAAACTCAGCACTAATACCATAGTTTTTTCCACCTTTGTGAACACTTTCTCTAAAAAGCAAAGGAGCTTTAATCTCGCTAAAAGTAGTATGAAAGAAAGCCGCATAAAGCACTGGATCAACAACGGCTAATTTAAAGCTAATTTCTAAAGGCTTTAAAACCCCGCTACTATAATTTGCTCCTAAAACTCCTTTGGTTTCAATCATCTCTTGTTCTATATCAGGCAATTTTAAATTTCTAACCACTCCAAGATAACCTTGACCATCTATATAAATATTACCTTCCTGTATAACTTCGCCAATTATTCTTTTCATTTTTATTTTCTCCTTTTAAAAATTTATTAACTATCCGCACTAATAGTTTTAATCAAATCACTCGCCCATTCATCAGAGTAGATGAACTCTAAAGTGATTTGTTTAACGATTGGATTATTCATCATTTTTATATTTAGATAAAACTTACCAGCACTCACATTGGCATCTGTGTTTCTTTCTTCATCCCAGCTTACCTCATAGCCAATTAAAACCTTAGCTCCTTTTAAATCTCTTAGCAATTCTTCAATGCTGATTTTTATAAAATATAATTCACTTGCTTTTTTATCAATAGCCTTAAAAGCTGCTTTTTGTCCTGCTAGGGCTATACGATCAAAAGTTCTTACACGAGCTAAATCTTGCCAAATCGTATCTTCATGGCTAGTTTCCCCACCCCAAGAGCGATAACCTTCACTTAAAATACAAGTTGAGATATGAGCATTTCTTAATCTATCTGCATCACAATCAAAACCATTGATAAACTCTATAAAATACTCTGTGCCAGTAACCCCATTCATCACTCTATTTGAGTAAGAATCACTAAAGCCATATTCTTTATCCCCATCTGTATGGGCTATTAAACCTGCGATGATAGGAGATTGTGGAACATAAGCGTATTTTCCTTGCGTATTTAAGATTTGAACCTGTGGCCAAGTGGCAATTAATCTTTTGGAGCTAAAAGCCTCCATTGTATTAATAGCTTCGCCAACATTTGTAGCGTAAAGATCCACAATAGCTGTGATATTCATAGAACTTGCCACACTTTCAAGCTTAGCCTTTACTCCTGCTTCATGTGAGTAATAAGGAGCAATGATTAAATCAGGGCTAAAGCCTGTTTTGTGCTTTGCTTTTTTAAAAGCTTCTATGGCATTAACAATATTGGTTAAAGTGTTTTCACTTTCCTCGCTTTCTTCAAAAAAGCTGATAATTATGACATTAGAAACATTTTGTAAATTGATACATTCTAAAGTATCTAAAAGTCTAAAATCTTGTAAGTTATTTTCTTTGATTAAATCGTTTACAAATTCTTTTGCTTTATTTACATTTGAAAAGGCAAAGATTGGAAAGCTATCCACGCTTTCATAACCAGCCTTTGTGTAAATCATTTCTTTACTTGCACCTTTTAAGCTAGCCGCAATACCAATAGGCGTATCACTTTGCACTTTAATAGGACTTGCCGCACCATTGCTAATATTAAAATTAACTCCATAATTTGCTGCCATTATTTACTCCTTATTTCTTTACATTTTTTGTATTTTTTGTTTTTTTAGGATTTAAATTAAGCTCTTTTTTCATAACAATTTGATCTTGTTTAGAAATTTCAAATAAAAAAGCATAATCTCCATAAGTATCAGAACTAGCTTCTAACTTTTCAACATTAAAATCTTCACTTTGAATTTCTTGCTCACCTATAAAAATGGATTTTTTTACTCTTACATTGGTAATTTCTGTTTGACCATAATATCCATTACCTCTAGCAAAAAGCTTATTGGGCATTGATGTATTTTCAAGTTCTATGCTTACCTCTCTACTTCCTGAACTAGACCATAAGCAACACTCATCAGCGCCACCATTATATTTTTTAAACACATGGGCGATTTTGTGATAGGTTTCTTGATAAATGCCACTTGTCTTAATCGTTCCTAAAATTTGGTTTTCTCCTGCAATAGGATTAGAATCTATAGTAAAATTGCTTCTATTAAGACCATTACCATCTTTAGTCATAGTAAATTTTGCGTTTTCATATTCATCTTGAACTTTATTTGGAGTAGCAAAACCATTTTCAAAACCAAGTCTTAAATCACTCATACAACCCCCATATTGTCCACCTGTGGTAGTGTTATCAAATGTGATGATGATTTTTTCTTTAGGGGCAATATCATTGCTACCATCTCCTAGTAAATCAACCCAGCTTGTAAAATCATTATCATTAGCAGTGCAAATAAATAATTGCTTTTTACTTTCTACAACCGCCCAAATTTCTCCTACTTTAGCTTGTGTATTGTAGTTAGGTGGGGTTTTTGATATTTTTATGTTTGTATTTTGGAAATTTTGATCTTGTAAAATTTCCTCAATGAGACTTTTAAGCTCCTCTTTATTAACAAGCTCTTCTTTAAAAAGCTTTAGTTTTTTATCTATAAGCTCATTAACTTTTTGAGCATTAAGCTTATCACTAACTATAGGTTCACTTGGCTCTTTTGAGCCTTGATTAATATCTGGAATAAAAGAAATTCCATAATCTTTCATTTTAACTCCTTTTTATGCTTTCACTTTGTGCGAATAAAATCCGCCCAAAGTCGCTTTTACTAAAGCCCCGTCCCACTGCGTGGGTAGCTCACCTTTTTTTTATTTTCCTTTTATCAAGCATTTTATTGCGTGATAAAGATTGCAAGAATGATAAAATACAAAGATTTTAAGTCTTGAACATCCAAGCAAAGTCATAGCTTCTTTTAATGCTAAATCAGCTGTCCTATAATCAGTTCTTGAATTTGCTTTTTCGCATAAAAAATCATGCACCACACAAGCGCTAAAATACTCACTTTTAAAAGGTGGAAACAAAGACCAAAAAAGGCGTGGGATACTTGCACCATCAGTTTTAAAGCCTTGTGGTACAATGCCTTTATAATTTGGCAAAGAAAAAGCATAATCACTAATCACTTCAAACCTGTCCTTATCGTATGGCTTTACACAAACCCTTTTTAATTCTGTTTTAGTCATTTTTCACTCTCCCAAACAATTAAATCAAGTTCTTCTTTGCTTTGTGCATTTCTAGCTTTTTCTTTTAAAGCACTTGCTTTAAAAATAGTTTCTTGCACAAAATAAGCCATGCTACTTGCAAAGAGTTTAAACTCATCTACGCTAAATCTTGTAGTTGAATTATCAAGCGCAATCCAATCAATATAAGGAATTAAATTAGGATTAACAAGAGCATTGGTTACTGCTCCATTAATTCTTAACTGATCTTCATTAGAACTTTGATAGATGTTACCTTTAAAAGAAAATCCACCATTTAGAATATTTTCTTTTTTTGCATTAATCTCGTTGATTTTTAACTCTTTTGCCTCGTTTAAAAGCTCTTCTTCGCTTTTAGGAGGATTTATTAAAGAGTTAAATTCTTCTTCGCTAATAGGTGTTAAGCCTGTTTTAATTTGCTCATCGCTCACTTCATCCTCATAAGCATAAATTTGATTATTATCGTTTTTGTCTATAAAATATTTCATTTTTTCTCCTTATTTGCTTGATGCTTATCTAAGCTCCATAAAAGATACAATGCTTTTACTTGGATACCATCCGCTGTGTTGTGGTGTATTTAATCTGTATTGCCCATTTGGTGGAATGATTCCAAAACCAAAATAAGTTCGACTTACTCCACCATTGGATAATGAAGTTTGAAACATAGAAACTGCAAATTGCTCACTACAAGAAAAACTGACATCCCCACTTGCACTAGCATTAACTTGAAATTTGGCTGCTATGGGTTTTCCTGTATTATTTGTATAAGCTACATCAAAGGCTCTTGAAACATTTTGCCAAGCTTGATTTACTCCCAATCCTCCTATTAAGCTAGGAGCTTGTTCTTTTAAGGTAGCTAAATTTACAAATTGATTGTCATTTGTAGCTTTTATAGAGCTTGTAGGTAGTTTGGTAAAGTCTTTAGCTCCTGTAATGGTTTGATTAGTAGCTAAAGTAACATATTTGGCAATTTCTGTATTAAATTTATTTTCTAAAAGATATTTAGCAAACTCATCCCATACTTTTTTAAACTCTGCATCATATTTTTGCGTTAAAGCATCAATTTTAAGATTGAGTTCCACTTTAATAGCATCCACATAATCACGACTTGCCATAATCACACTAGGATCTAGTTTTAAAATAACTTCCTCTGCATTAGAAAGCTCCATGACAATTTTTATCATAAGCTCTTTAGCGCTGCCTTCTTTTAAGATAGGTTTATAAGTGCGTGGGACATTTCCAACTGCAAGCAAATCTCCTGCTTCATCATAAACGCCTACTGCATTAACTTCAAACCCGCCCACATCGCTTGGCACATGACACATTAAATTCACATAGTTTGGATTGCTTTCATCCACGCTTTTGCTACTAATATTAGCTTCATATACAATCTCTTCTAAGCTTTGCATTTCTTCACTGGGCAAAATAACTTTTGAACTTAATTTAAAGCTTTTTAAATTGATACCATTTCCACTTGCTCTTGCGGCAATAAATTTAGCAATGCCAATTTTAGTTAGTATGGTATAGTATTCACTTTTTGCCATTAATACACTCCTTTAAAATCAATATTAGTTCTTGTTATTTCACAAATAAAAACACCCATTGCATTTAAACTTGGTTTCTGATTGTTTTCAATTTGCGTGGTTTGAAAAGGTAAGATTTCTATAGTTTCTCCACTTATTTGTGCATTAGCATTAAAACTATCATTTTTACTTTCAATCTCTATTTCAATCGCTTCTAAAACGCTTCTAACATTTTTAAAATCATAAATTAGTCTTTCTAAAGTATTAAGCGTTCTTTCATCAAAGCTAACATTAGTTGTGCTTACTTTAACTTTAAAAAAATAAGGCTTTCCACCATAATTAAACCACTCTTTAACCACTGCAGTAGGAAATACGGCTCTTAAAGCTTCTTTTATAGCCCAAGTTGTGCCGTTGTATCTGTCTAAAAGCAAAGCTTTAGATATAAGCTTTCTTGCTTCTTTTTCATTTAAACCATCAATACTTACATCATAAGCATTGGCTAAAATTGGCAATAATCTTTCATCGCAATTTAGAGCTAGATTTGTGATACTAGATAAATTTAAATCTTCAAATCTTGTTTTAGCACTTAAATCAATAGCCTTGCTTTGTTTTGGATGGTGGTTTAGTATTAGTGTATTCATAGCACCGCCTTTTCATAACTAAGTGAAAAGCTAAGGGTTGCAAACTCATCATCAGCTATTATTATATTTTCTAAGGGCAAGTCTTTTAATTCTTGCTCTTCTTCATTTATGATTTTTTCTTTAATGCTTAAAATTTCGCTTTTATAAACTCCGTCCTGATGAAGGCATTTATAAATAAATCCCAGTGCTAAATCCACACTTAAATCAAAGTCCTTTTGCAAAGCATTAATCTTCTGACTTATTTCATTAGCCCTAGAAAGCTCTAAAAGCAAAAGTTTGGCATCTACGATAAACTCTCTTTTTTTAGCTAATTCTACATTTACTTCATCAGTTAAAGGTCTTCGCTCATCCGCACTTAAATACTCTTTAACCACATCAACGCTTAATTCATCTTCACTTTTAATGATAACTCTTACTTTTCCTGCTCCATTGTTTAAAGCTTTTATGGAAGCGACTTTTGCACTTGCGCTTAAAGCGTGATAGATATAGCCTTTTTCACTTCCTGCGGTTGAAAAGCGATGTACACTCATTATAGCTCTTTCTCTTAAAGCCTCATCGCTTTCTTCACTGGCTCCACCTTTGAAAAATTCTAGTTGTTTAATCTTAGCTACAAAAGGCAGTGGGGTTTGTAAAAACTCGGTTTTACTTTCTTTGCTTTGAATAAATTCATTAAGTTCTAAAATACCTTGTGCTTTACTTTGCCCTTTTTTAATCACCACTTCTTCTTTTAAAGTGGCAAGGTCTGCTTTTTCATTTGAAAAAATTGCACCTTTTGGGATGATGACATCATAAGTAAGTAAAGTATTTAATTCAAACTCTACTTTAGCTGTGGGCTTAACCCCTTTAAGCCTTTGTATTAAATAGCCATTAGCTACTACATTATCTAAATCACTTCCCTTTGCATAATGAAGATAAGTTGCTTTTATACTCTCATTAATTCTTGCTCTAATTATCATTTCTCTATAAGCTAAAGCTTCTAAAATGGCTTTAAAAGGGTCAGATTCTAAAAGCTCTACATTATCTTTTAAAAAGCTTTTAAAAAGTTCTTCATAGGCTTTTAAAAGTTTTTCATAATCAAGCTCTTCTATGATTTGTGGATAAGGAATGTCTTTTAAAAAGCTTTGTTTAAAATAGCTATCATTTGCACTTAAAAGCTCGCTCATTTGCCTAGCTCCATTGTTAAATCCCCATAATTTTCAAAAAGCAAGGTAATGCTTAATTTATTGTCTTTACACTCATTAAGTCTCACACCTTTTAGCTTTACTCTTTTTTCCCACTTTGAAATAGCCTCTGCTGTATATCTAGTAAGCTTTATCTTAAAATCATCATCGATTTTTCTATCTATGAGCGTATAAAGTAAAGAACCATATTCTGGTCTCATTACTCTTGAGCCTAAAGGAGTGATTAAAATGTCTTTAATACTTTCTTCGATGCTTACCATGTAATTCATTTTAAACCTTTGTAAAATTCAAAAATGTTTTCTAGCATTTGAGAAAATCCTAAAAACATAAAAGCTATAAAAAAGCCTATAAAAATGCTTTTGATAAAAAAGTTTAGGTTTAAAAAAGCATAAAATGCCCCCATGCAAAAGAGCATAAAAAAGACTAATGAAAATAAAAGCAAAAATAATTCTTTCATAGTTTTTCCTATCTTGGCGAAGCTGTGGCACCACAAGTACAAGAATGGGTATGATTTGTTAAATCACCTTTGCTATCGCTTATATTTCCACTAACTTGTAAATTGCCTATTAAGTTTAAATTTCCTTTTATGCTAAAAGTACCACTTGCCCCACCTTCGCCACTTGTAGAAATTGCTCCTGCAATTTGAGTATTACCATTTAAATTAATACTTGGAGCGTTAAGCGTTATGGTATTAGCGTTTGTAGTATGATTTTTAGTATTTAAGGTGTTGTTTTGGTTATGGGTGGTTTTATCTACACAAGTGATATTTATATTTTTAACCACATCAAGTTTTAAAGTGCTACTCTTAGAGTTGTATTCTAAATGCGTTCCATCTTCAAAATCTATATTAAAAGTATTTTCATCTATGTTTTTTGCTCTATGTTTTTCTTGGTAAAGCCCACGCAAAATAACTCCACTATTTAAATCCCCACGCACAGGTATGACTAATACTTGCTCTCCTATTCTTAAAGGAGAAAAGCTCACTGCATAAGAATTAGCTAGACTTTGAAAAACACTTAAAAAATCCGTTACCATATCTCCAATAGCAACCTTAGCTTTACCTTCTTTAATGTCGCAAATGATGCCAAGTTCGTTCATTTTAAAACCTTTGAAATAATTAAATCACTATTATCACTAAGCCATTCACAAACTGCTTCATTGGTGCTTGCTAACTCAATAATAGAATCAATAGTTTTTTTACAAGTTTGTAAATTTAAAGCCTTAACATCTACTTTTTGTGGAGCTTTAATAGTCCAATAAGTTTTAGCGTATTTATTTAAAGCTTCTAAAGTATCAATATCAAGCTCATTTTTACTAGCACTTTCTAAAAACCTCTCAAACTCACCAATCAATGCGTTTAAAAACATAGCTTCTTTATTTTCTAAATCTTTTTCATCTCTTAAGGCGGCTAATTTTAAACTCTCCCAATCAATACCCTTACTAAAATCATCTTTTTTCATACAGTATATACCCTGTCTGCTAAGACCTGTTAAAACACATATATCTTTGATACTTTTTCCTTGTATGAAAAGACTTTTAGCAAGTTCTTTTTTGCTCATATTTTTCCTTTAGAATTATTGCTTGAAATTATATTTTTTTATTTTTTTAAAATCAGTCTATATATACTTTAAATAGGTGGTTTAAAAGCATTTTTTATCTTATGATTATGCGAAAAAATAAAGGCTTTTGATGCGTGATTTATTATTAGAGCTTAATACAAAACTCACAAATGAAAAAGTAAAAATTTCTCCTATTGGAATAGCCAAAGGACTTGATGGGAGAGTATTTAAGATAGATGGGGAAAAATTAATCAATAATATACAAAAAAATGGACTTGATATAGCGTTAAATCTTAATCATCAAGGAGGAGAAGCTTATGGCTGGTTTGATAGAAATTCATTAGAGTTAAGAGAAGATGGCATTTATGCAAGTCTTGAGTTAACGCCCAAAGGGAAAGAACTTGTTGAAAATAAGGCTTTTAGATATTTAAGCCCTGAATATTATGTGGATGATGATAAAAATGTTATTCATTTAGACGCCATGGGACTTGTAAATCAGCCCAATCTTTTAAACAGGGCTTTAAATAAAGCTAGGTCATTAATCAATAGCACCAAAAATTCAAAGTTAAGCACCCCACGAAGTGGGACAGAAGCTAAAAAAGGCAAGGTCGAGCATGGTCTTCAGGTGGGTGCAGGGAGTGAAACTCCCACTCGCAAGGATGACTTTAGTTCATCCGCGAAATTAAAAAAAGAAAGGAATACAATGAACGAAGAAGAATTAGAAGAATTACAAAAATTAGCCGAGCAAGTAGAAGAACAAGCTGAAAATGTAGAAGAATCCGTACAAGAGACAGAAGATTGTGTAGGTGAAGGTGAAAATCCAGACAGCGAGTTAGAAACTTTAAGACAAGAAAATGAAGAGTTAAAAGCACAAATTGCAGAACTTAAAGCAAAACTTGAAACTGCTTTAAACAAAAATGAAGAAACAGAGATTGAGCTTAATAAAAAACGCCTTGATTCTCTTTTGCAAAATGGACTCATTTTACCAAATCGCTATCAAAAAGCTCTTAATATGAAAGGCAGGGTTTTAGAAGATTATCTTGATGTTTGCAAAAAAGAAGCAAATATTGTTTTAGGTAAAAAAGAACTTAATTTTACAAACAAAAGAAAAGAACTTAATGCTTATGAGGCAAAAGTTTTTAAACAACTTGGAATCAAAGGAGGCAAATAATGGCTTTTACAGAATTAAGCACTGCTTACATGCAAGCAGTGAATAAGGGGTTTTCAACCATTTTTAATAATGCTCTTGAAGGTGGAAATAAAGATTATGAAAAATTTGCAATGGTAACCAATGCAAATTCTTTGGTTGTAGAATATCAATTTTTAGCATCTTTACCAAAAATGCGTGAATGGATAGGCGATCGTCAATTTAGCAAACTTAAGGGTCAAGGTTATACTATCACTAAAAAAGATTGGGAAAGTTCCATTGAAGTACCACGAGATGTAATAACTTACGATAATTTAGGAATAATAAGACCACAAATTGAAATGTTAGCTTACGAAGTACAAAATCATTATAATGATCTTATTTTTACACTTTTAGAGCAAAATCAAACTTGCTTTGATGGAAAAGCATTTTTTGCAAATGATCACGATATTGGTGGTGTGAGTTTTTCAAATCTTGGAGATAAAAAATTAAGTGCTGCAAGTCTTATGGAGGCTAGAAAAAACATGCGTGCACTGACTAATGAAAGCGGACGCACTTTAAATATCAATCCTGCTCTTTTGGTTGTACCATTAAGCTTGGAAGCAAAAGCACTCGAGATTGTAAATAGCGATTTAATCAATGGTTCAAGCAATGTTTTTAAAGGCGTTGTAGAAGTATTTACAAGTCCAAATTTAAGCGATCAAGACGCTTGGTATTTAATTGACAATACCAAACCAATCAAACCTTTAATTTTGCAAATCAACAAAGGAGCTGAGTTTGTTGCTAAAGATAATCCTACTGATGAAGCTGCTTTTATGCGTAAGACTTTCCAATATGGAATCGATAGCGAAGACAATGCAGGTTATGGACTGTGGCAATTAGCTTATAAATCAAGCGGAAAGGCAGAATAATGGACAATATAGTTTCAGCTAATAAACTTAGAAATCAAAATGCAATTTTAAATCCAAAAGAAAATGACGATCAAAAAGCTTTGTTTTTAAAGGAAAAGCAAGAGTTTGAAAAAGAAAAAGCTTTGTTTTTAAAGGAAAAGCAAGAGTTTGAAAAAGAAAAAGCTTTGTTTTTAAAGGAAAAACAAAAGACTTTAGAAGAAAATGAAGAAACTATAATAAATGAGTCTTTAAAAAACAAAGAAACAAAAAAAGGAAAACAAGATAAATGATAGCCTTGCTTTCTCCTCCTAAAATGCTAGCTCTTACTTTAAAAGAGTTAGCACTGATGAAAAGAGCACAACAAAACTTAGCAAATATCGATGAAATTACAAGAGAAGTAGTAGCTAAAGCAGCAAAAGATGCAGATGATATTTGCAAAAATAAAGATATTGCTGATTTTATTTGGGAGGATTTTGCATACATTCGCATAAAAATTTATCTTAAAATCGTCTTAGATGATGAAGATAAAATCCTTCTAGATAATGCTTTAAAACGAATTGAAAATGCACCTTTGATTGATAAAGAAGGAAATTTAAGCTCTTTAAGACTTAAAATTATGCAAAGAAAGGACAGGTTTTAGCTTTTTAAGGCAAGACTTTAAGGAGTAAAAAAGGCGAGGTCGGGCGTGGCCTTCAGGTGGGTTAAGGGAGCGTAGCTCCTTATCGCAAGGATGAATTCATTTCATCTGCGAAGTTAAAAAGGACAGGTTTTGACTTTAGATAGTGTTAGCAAAGATTTATTAAAGCATTTTAATGCGATAGGCATAGCAAATTACGAAGATGTCAAACAAGGCGGACTTTATCTAATGCTTGAAAGCCTAACAAGTATTAATCATCATAAAGATAGTGTGAATTTTTCATTGATTTTTAGTTCTCATACTTTTAATAAAGATAAAGATTCTTTGATTAAAAAAATAGATGAATTAAGACTAAAACTTTTTGAATTTGATACAAGCAAAAAGCTTTTAAGCAGTATCGAAAGTGGTTTTATAAGCAGTTCTTTATTTGCTTATAGGCTTAAATTTAATATAGAAATTTTTTCAAAACCAGAAGGAGAAGAAGAAAATGAAAAATAACCCTTATTTTAAAGAAAGCGAATTTAAATGTAAATGCGGCAAATGTGAATTGCCTCAAAATGTGCCAAGTGATGAGCTTATAGACATTCTTTGTGAAATCAGAGAACATTACAATGCTCCTATTATTATAAATAGTGGATATCGCTGCAAAGAGCATAATGCAGAGATTGGTGGAGCCCCTAAAAGCCAACACACTATAGGAAGTGCAGCGGACTTTGTGGTTAAAGGAGTTAAAACAGAAGAAGTTCATCAATATGTTTTAAACACCTATGGCGAAAGAGGTTTAGGGATTGCTATAAAACATAATTTTAATGATCCTTATGCTGGGTTTGTACATTTAGACACTAGAGGCAAAAAAGCAAGATGGACTTATCCATAAGGAAAAGATTGTGTTTAGTTTTATTTTATCAAGGTTTTTAAGTCCTTCAAAAATAGCTTTTTTTGTTCTAATTGCTCTTTGTGGTTTTTTATATTTAAAAAACAATGCTTTAGCTTTAGAAAATGAAAATCTAAAACTTAAAGCTTTGCATTTTAGCAATGAAATCAATGTTTTTAAAGATAAATTAGCCCAGCAAAATAAAGCTATTGATAAATTAAAACTTGATTTAAAGCCCAAAGAGACTTTAAAAGAAGTTTTAAAAGTGGATAAGGTTTTTATTAAAGATAAAAGCTGCCAGAGTGAACTTAAAGCTTATAAAGAATTATTTAATATTTTAGGAGCAAAAAAGTGAATGATAAAATGAGAATTTTCCTATTAATTATACCTTTTGTTTTTTTAAGCGCTTGTGCTTCTAAAGATATTTTGATTAAAACTGAAATCAAAGAAGTTAAAGTTCCTATTAAATGCCCTTTAAAACTTCCTTTAAAGCCTTTAGACAAAAAAGACTTAGAAAGTGCTAAAGAAATCTCTAAATATTACTTAGAAGTTGAAAATATAGCCAAACTTTGCACAGGAGAGAAAGATGAAAGAAAATAATAAAATGATAAATCAAAAAAGCATTGCAAAAGATCTTCTTATAGCTCTTTTGTTTTCAACTTTTGCATTAGCTTTATTATATTTATTTGAAATTTTTACAAGGAACTAGCAATGAAATTAGAAGATATATTTGTATATATGGTTTTAATGATAGTAGCTTTATAGCTGGACTTGTAGGAATTGTAACAAAAAATAAATTAAGCAAAGCTCTTAATTTAAAAGGTAAATTTACACTCTTTTTAAAAGGTATGCTAGGTTCTATGTTTGTAGCATATCTAGTTTTTGAAATTGTAAATTATCTTAATTTTGGCATAAAGCTTAGCGTTGCAGTGGGTGGTTTTGCAGCTTATATGGGGACAGATGCATTGCTTAAAATTGAGCAACTTGTAGAAAAGCTTATAAATAAAAAATTAGATAAATTGTAAGGCTTTGTATTGACCCTTGTATTTTAAAAGGTTTTAAACGCAATTTAAAGCTTTTTAAAACTATATTTGAAAATAAAAAGAAAGCAAAAATGGATAAGTTAGAAATAAATGAAATTAAATCAAGGCTAAAGGCTTTAAAATTTAATCATAAAGAAGATAAAAATTTAAGAAGAGATAGGATTTTAAAACAAGGCTTTAAGGCTTTTGTTTTTGAATATTTTCCTCATCATATCAATTTTATCAAAAAAGAAAGCTCTAATTTTAGAAATTTTATCTATGATAATATTGATGAATTAGAAAAGAAAAATAATCATCTTTGTTTTAAAGCTTATCGTGGAAGTGCTAAAACAACGCTTTTAGTAAGACTTTTTACTCTTTACTCGCTTTTAAGTAATAAAAAGCAATATGCTTTAATTATATCTTCTACTTTAGACATTGCAAGTGAAAGTATAGCAAGTTTAAAAACAGAGCTTGAAGAAAATGCTAAATTAATTAATGATTTTGAAATAAAACTAGGCGATGAATGGACTAGTGAAGCCATAGTTTTTACAAGTTTTAAAATACATAAAAAAATTAAAGCTTTTGGTAGTGGTAAAAAGATAAGAGGAACGAATTATCTTGGCAAAAGACCTGATTTAATTATCTGTGATGATATAGAAAATGATGAAAATGTAGAAAGTAAAACGCAAAGGGATAAACTTTATAAATGGTTTAATAAAGCCATTTTAAAGTTAGTCGCAAGAACACAAGAAAATTATTTATACTTAGTCGTTGGAACTATTTTACATCAAGATAGTCTTTTAAATCGTTTAAATGATGATAAACGCTTTTTAATTTATGATTTTCCGCTCGTGCTAAGCTTTCCTGACAAACTTGATTTAATCGATAAAAACAATATTTTAAAAAGCGATTTAAAGGGTTTTAAATTAGATGATGAAAATTTAAACAAAATAGAAATTTTAAAAGAATATTTTGCTGATACTCAAAGTTTTTTTAGCGAATATCAAAACAAAGCATTAAGTACTGAAAATGCTATTTTTAGCGAGTATAAAATCATAGAAAAAGAACAAGATTTTGACCTTGTGGTTTTAGGGATTGACCCTGCACTTGGTAAGGCAAAAGGCGATTATTTTGCCATTGCTGAGCTTAAAAAAGTAGATAAAAATAAATTTCATTTAAAAGCAAGTGGCTATAAAATATCTCCTAGCAAGATGATAGATGTGATATTAAAGCTTTATATCAAATACTTAAGCTTAGGAAAAATAGTAAAAATAGCCATTGAAACAATAGCCTTTCAAGAGTTTTTCAAAGATAAGCTCAAAGAAGAGGCTTTAAAACTGGGAATTATTCTAAGTATTTGTGAGCTTAAAAATAAAGTCGCAAAAGAACTTCGCATCGATAGCTTAGCACCTTACATTAACGACGGCACGATTTTAATAGACAATAACTCAAATTTACTTATCGAAGAAATGCTAACCTATCCAAAAGCAGCACATGATGACTTGCTTGATGCAAGTGAGATGGCTTTTAGAATCGCTTGTAGTGCAGCAAATGCAGATTATAAAGCAATCAATAGAATACTTAGCAAAAGAAAGATTAAAAAAGGATTTTTATGAGAATATTAAATAAAACAGCAAGAAAAAGCGTAGCAAGTAGTGTTGATTTTGATAGCATAATCGCTGCTTTAAATAGTGAGAATTTTAGTGAACTTATAAGTATTTATGATTATTTTAAACGCTTTGATCCACAAATTGCCTCTGAAGTAATGAAAAGGCGTTTTAAAATGTGTTCTTTTCCTATGTTTATTACTTGTAAAGATGAGACTCAAAGAATATTTTTACAAAATTATATATCAAAAAGTGATTTTAGGAAATTCGTCTTTGAAATGAGTGCTGCAGTAGTTTATGGTTTTGCTGCTTTTTTACTTGAATGGAAGGTAAAAGATTTAAATGTTTTTCCAAAACTAAAATACATAAGTCCGAGATTTTTTTCGATGGATGATAAAGAAAGGCTATTTATTTATAACGAAAGTAAAAAACTTTTTGTGGATGAGTGTGATGATATATTTTTACACTTACATCCAAGCGATTCAGGTTCATTCATAGAACAATCCCTTTTTTATAATGTTGTAAGCATTGCAGTTTTAAAGCAACTTGCTATGAGTAAAAACATTTCTTATCTTGATAATTTAAGTGTGCCACCTATCATTGCAAAAACAACCAATGCAAACAGCGATAAAGAAATAGAAGAACTTTTAATGCAACTTAGCAATTTAAGAAGTGCAAGTGTGGGAATTTTTAACAAAGATGACATGGTCGAGCTTTTAAACTCAGGGCTTTCTACTTCTACTTTTACAGATTTTTTAAGGTATTGTGATGAAGCTATTTCAAAATTAATCAGCGGACAAGTTTTAGCAGGAAATGCAGTGCAAAATGGTACTCAAGCCTTAGGTAATGTACACGAAGAAGTGCGTCTTAATGTGGGTGAAATGGATACACTTTTTTTAAGCAAAAGCATACAAAAATTATTAGAGCAGATTTTAAAACTTAATTTTGCAAAGCCAGCTGAGTTTGAGTTTGTTTTTGATACAAACAAAGAAGTCGATGAGCAATACTTAGCAGGAGTTTATAGCACTATTTCTAGTATGGGTTATGAGATACCTGCTGAGTTTTTAGCAAAAACTTTTAGAATTGAAGGTTTAAAGAAAAAAGAAGTAAGCACTGAAAATTACGCATTTAACTCTTTAATGTTAGAAAAAAATAATCGTCTTAGCAAGGATAAAATAGAATTAAACTCAAGTGCAGAAGATGAGATAAGTGATGAAATTTATGAAAAAATCAAAGCCTTTTGGGAAGAATGTCAAAGCTATGAAGAATTAGAAGAAAGAATTTTTAAAGAATACCCAAATATCAGTTTTGAAAAATTAAAAGAAAGTCTGGATAAAAAAATCGCTCTTGCTTCCATGCAAGCTCTTTTGGATACTGGAAATGAGTAATATTTTTAACAAAAGCGTAGATGAAGCTTATAGCTATTTAGAAAATAAAGGCTTAAAAATAAGCTTTAAATATCACGAAATTAAAAAACAAGCACACGATCGTGCTTTTAGTGCAGCAGGCATTATGAAAACAGATGTATTAAATGATTTGCACGAAGAATTAAAAAAAGCTATGAAAGAAGGAAGAAATTTTAATGAGTTTAAAAACAATTTAAAAGAGCTTTTAACAAGTAAAGGTTGGTATGGTAAAAAAGAAATAACAAACCCAAAAACAGGAGAAAAACGCACTATAAACATCAATGCAAATCGCTTAAAAACAATTTATCATACCAATATGCAAAGTGCTTACGCAAAAGCAAGAGCAAAACAGCTTAGCACTTATTCTTACAAAACTTACTGGGTATATAAATGTGCACTTTTAGAAGATTCAAGAAGTGAGCATAAAAAAATGCACAATTGTGCTATACACAGAGATGATCCATTTTGGAAAACATCCTTTCCGCCTAATGATTATAATTGCAAATGTAAAGTCATAGCAGTAAGCGAAAAAGAAGCAAGGGCTAAATATAAAATTTTAGAAAATCCAAAAAGCATTGCTTCTAAAAATTTTGCTTATGATAAAAGAGAAAATTCACAAATCCCAAAAGAAACTAGAATAAGCTTAGATGAGAGCTTAGAAAATTTACCAAAAATACAAAATTATGAAAATTTAAGTGATAAAGAATTAATAGATAAGGTTTATGAAGCTTTTAATGTAAAAAAAGGAGATTTGCTTGTTGATAAAATAGGAGATGTAATAAGCTTAGATGATGATTTTTTTTATGATAAAAAGAAGCAGACTACTAAAATCAAAAAACAAAATAGGCATTTTTACTTAGACTACTTTCCAAAGCTTATTAATGACCCTGATGAGATTAGATTAAGTATGGATGCTGACCCTAGATTTAAAGGCTTTACTAAAAAAACTTATATTAAATATTTTTATGATAATGGAGTAAAAGCTCTTGTGATGGTGCTAAATCAAAAAGGCAATCAAATCAATAATAAAACCATGTTTTTAAGTGAAGATAATAGCTATTTTAAAGAGATTTTAAATCAGGGGAAAACAATTTATAAAAAACAATAATCAATCAGCGACTAAGCCCTGAGCATGATGTTCCCGCGTCGCATCTGGGTTTTGGTTTAGATAAAATCTAGTCTATCCAAACATCGCTTAAAGCGACCAAAGGGCATAATGATTGACTTTTAGACATTATAAAAAATCTTATTTTAAAGTCTGCTTAAACAAAGTCCAAAGCATATCCTTAGTTTCTTCTTCCATTGCTCTGGCTACTCTTTTGTTTATATTTAAATTTTCATCGATGGGTAAAAAAGGTCTTGCTATTACATTTTTAGAGCCAAATTGATGCACACTTGCATACGCAAAGCCTTTATAGGTGGCATTAAGTGCTACAAAAGCTCTATCATTTTCTACTCCACTATGTAAAGAACTTTGCATTGAGCCTGTTGCAAAAAGCTTTTTAGTATGCATGATCTTTTGTGCTTTTCTTGAATTTAATGTACTTTGCTTTAAAGGT